CGCGCGCGTCTTTGCTCTTGCTCTTCATAGCACGGCCTTTCTTATCGGCCATGCCACCCTTTTTCATCTTGCCGACGCCGTCGGCAGCAAAGGCCGGAACCTTCTTCCCGCCTTTCATCACCATCTTCAACTTACCAGGCATAACTTACTCCCTCGCGCTGCGAATTTCGTCCAGTTTAGCTTCAAGACGATTGAACCGTTGGTCGACATGTGCGACAAACTTCTCGATCCGATCGTCCACCTCTTTGCGAGTGATGTGCTCTCTCGCAATCTCCTCACGGGTCCGGTTAAGCAAAATGTTTAACCGAGCCAGCTCGTCAAACTTACCCTTTAGCATGAACCCCATCCCGGTCACTATCGCGGACAGGATGATGTTCCAGATCATGATCTCCATCGGCTAACACTTCCATCGCCGGCGAGCCTGCCTAATCCTGCTATTAGGGTCTTTGGCCGCTTCTGGGTACATTTTCATTTGACCGGCAGAGCGCGCACAGAACGACTTACGTCGCTTGGCCCGAGCAGGGCCCGGATTGCTCTCCGTTACGGCCGTCTGAAGCTTGCTTCCGGGATTGGCACGACGGTACGCAGCCACGCCCTTGCGGGTCATGCCTGCGCCCTGCTTCGTAGGGCGAAAATTGCCGCTTTTAACGGAGGTTTTGATGCCCATGCCCTTACGCACGGCACCGCCTCCACGCAGCGCAATGCCCATGGAGCCAGGCATTACGCCGGTGCCCCACCCACGTACAGCACGGTAACGCTCTTGACCTCGGCATCGGCGAGGGTGACATACACGCCATCCGTCGCCAGAATTCCGTCATCGGGAATGATGAGATCGTAGGCCCCAGCAGCCGCCGGAGTCTTGATGTCAAGAATCGTAGTGCCCGAGGAACCGCCCGTTTTAAGGGTAAAGCTCGAGGCAGTCGCTGAATTGGTGAAATACACGCCCTGAACACGCGTGCGACCATTCACCGCGTCGCCCGAAGCAATCACGGTTTTGGCTTTGACGTCACTTGCAAAACTCATTGTTCTGCTTCCTTTGTCTAGGTGAAGCCGGATCGCCCCGGATCATTGCTGACCCGGGGCGCTTCCGTTTTTAGCGCGTCGCCGAGGCGAAGATGTAGTCGATCTTCGTCGAACGCGTGCCCGTGGCACTGCCCGACAAAGACATCGCCGCTAGCGCCAACTCCGTAGTCGGAATGTTGGTCGTGTGCGTCGCAACGAGCTTGCGGTTCACGAAGAACTCCACCAACCCCGTGCCGCTCACGCGGAAACCAAGGGTGACGTCGGTGTCGTCAACAAGATCAACGCCCGAGTCCGTCGAGGTCTCGGTGCCGCCCGACTCCGTCTTGCAGAGGATCGAGGCATCGCCATCGTCCACCTCGAACACGATGCGATCGGCAGCCGTCAACATGGCTTCCGGGTTGGTCGCAAAGTTAACGGTGAGCCCGACGCAAATGTCGGTCTGATCGGCGTCGTTGCACTGGAGGCGGGTCTCAAACCACACCACCTTATCGGCAGCGGCCTTGTAGACCTCGTTGCCTTGAATTGACGCGCCGTCGTCGTCCGTCGTAGCAGCCGAGGTCAGCGCAAGGAGCCCATTGACCGTGTCGGCAACAATGCCGGCAGAGGCTCCCGAATCCTTGACCACGGTCCAATCGTTGGTGCTATCGAGCGCAACGCCGAGAAAGTCGTCCATGTACGAGACGACCGCTGGGTTTGCGGAAATGGTGAGATCAGTGCCCCAGGCGCCCGTGACGGTGCCTTTGCCCGAATACTGGAGCGGGCCAGAAAAATGCGTAACAGCCATGTTGTCCTCACATGCGAGTTAGGTACGGCTGTCTGCATGTCGTCAGCCGGGTCTGTCAGACGTACCTGGATTACCCCGGAACAATTCAACTATACGTCAGCAAATTCAATAAAAGAAGGGGGTCTTTCGACCCCCTTCTGTTTGCCGCTATTAAGCAGCGCCGGGCGATCCGAAGATGCCACGCGGGTCGCTGAAGCCGAAGCTGTAGCGCTCGCGAGCCTTGTACCGCACGTTGCCGGTATCGAAGTCGCCCTCGAAACCAGTCTTGATGGCAACACGCTGGAACATCTTCATGCCGTTAGGAGCGTCGGTCTTGATGAACCAAGCGTCCGGGTCGGTCAAGAAGTGGTTCACGGTGTAGCCCTGCGGCACCATGCCCATGTTCTTCACGGCGTTGATGTCGTTATCCGCAGTGCCAACGCGCAGCGTCGACTTGAGGATACGGTCAGCCGTAAACATGAGTTCCTTCGGGATGATGAGCTTCAAGCCCTGAACAGCGATCTTCAGGCCGCGCTCGTCGATGAACGCAGCAATGTCGATCAAAGCCTGCTCAAGCGAGGTCTCGCTCAGGTCAGCAGCCGTGGTGAGCTCGTTCTTCAGATCCGGACCCGAGAGGGTCGGGTGATCGAGCGCACACAGCGGCTTTCCGTCGCCGCCGATCGAGGTGTCGAACGCGCCGTTGAGCACGCTGGCAGCCTTGATCTGCTTCGTCTGAGCCATCGAACGAGCCAGCGCCTTGGTGTAACGCGCCGAGAGCTTGTCGTAGAGGTTGTCCTCAACGGCTTCCTCGGTGAGCGAAAACGCCAGAGCGACGGTCTCGTGGGTGTAGCGCGAGGTGTAGACTTCCTGCGCCTGGTCGTATGCAACGCCAGCGCCTTCCGTCTTCACCGGAGCTTCACCGAAGCCCGACTCCATGACCTCTTCTTCGAACGCACGATCCGAGGTCTCCACCGAGTAGATCTCGGCGTGCTCGTTCTCGTAGTTCTTGTACTCAAGGCCGAACAGGGCATTCAAGCCCGGCTCGAGTTCCTTGACTAATTGTGCACGTGAAATAGCCATTTTTTATGCCCCTATAAATCAGGTTACGGCCTTGACGCCGGTGCTGCCGTACAGGTGCTCGTTGATTTTCACAACGACCACGGCAAAGTTCCCCAGCTCGTTGCCCGGAACATTCCAGAGACCAACGATCTTGAGGTTGAGTGCCGCCGTGTCAGCGATGGTGGACGAGTCCAATTCCATCGTCGACACACCCGTGGTGGTGCTGCCGCCCGTTCCAACGACGTCAGCGTTCTTGCCGATATCGGCCTGAACAATGTCCTCGTCGGCCTGGACAATGAACAACTGACTCGGGTCGTCAAGCACGTCGGCAACGATCTTGCCGGAGGTGATGTCGACGCTGCCCGGATAGTAGTTCTTCCAAGTCGGCTTGCCCGTGGTCGGATCGATATAGAAGCAGCCGTTGAACACACCCAGCGCCGCAGCGTGCGTAGCCGGAGCGAACTTAACGACATAACCGTTAACGATCGTCACCAGGTCGCCCTGGAAAATCGCACCTGATTGATTGTCCGCAATCTCGTAACCGTACTGCTTCTGGGCTCCAGTCGCAGACAGATTGCCGAGAGGACGGAAACCAAAGGCTTTATCTACGTTTGCCATTTGATTAATCCTCTGAAAAAGTTATTCACTGGTTCCTTTGGAACCGCCGAATGAAACACGGGATCTGCGATTCGGTCGCTCAATGACCATGCTCGAATGAGCATTGCTTTTCATGAGCTCGTTATCAGCAGCCTGCATTTGGTCGCTCGCCTTGCCTCGGTAATGCGTATTGCGCTCTTCGACCGTTTCCTCGGGAATACGAGCAAGAAGAAGGCCTCCCACGCTGATCACGCCAGCATGTCGACCATCGTCCGACGTTGGAACCGGGAAGTCAGGGTACTCGTCCGCACGAACCAGTTCGTACCCCTCACGGAGACGACCTGCGATGTTCGTACGATCTTCTACCCCACCTGCCGAAGCTCGGATCCAGCGGTGCTTGTAACCTACAGGGGCCGGAGGCGCATCCAAGCGAGAAGGCGGAGCCCATGGCTTACGTCGCGCAGACTTTCCACGAGCATCAGCTTCTCGGGAAGTGCGATTAAGGGTTTTAACGTCGCTCATAGTTCCTTACTCCTTCACGTACTTGGCGTATTCCTCAAGGGGAACGCCCAGCTTTTTAGCAATTGCCACTTGACTTGGGGTCAACTTGACAGTGCGGCGTGCTGTGTTGTTGATCCCGGAGGATCGTGAGGCAGGCGCAACCGTTTGCACGTTACGGCCCCTGCTCTGCGTATTTGAGCCAGTATCCCCAAACTTCTGGGGAAAAGCGTCTCGAATACGTTTGTCAAGTTCATCATAGTACTCATCCGAGCTAGGGTCAAATCCCTCAACTTGGATCAACTGACGATGGATACCCCAGGCAGCGTGAGTCATCACGTTGTCCCGGCCGTACCACTTGTTCTTCTCCGCCCATTCTTCAACTCGCGGGTCCACCTGCTGCTGTTGGGCAGGCTGCTGGGCCTGATACGCCGCCTGTTGCGCGGCTTGCTGGGCAAGATACTGCTGCTGTTGCAGGTAGGCCTGACGCTGGGCCGTGGCAGAATCAATCTGCCCCTGCTCCATCGTGAGCGCGGTCAGACGCTGCTGGGCCTCGGTTTCGGTGTCAATGTCACCTTCCTCACGGGCCTTGCGGATGATCTGCTTGAGGGCCACCGCCTGCGTCTCAACCCGGCTCTTGGCCTCAACCAGCCGCTCCTCGTCCGTAC